TCAACGTTGCCTTTACTCATTACCTTCTTGTCATGACTTACGAAATGACAGGTGAACAACTCGCGCAAGTGGTCGAAGTAATAAACGAGAACGAACGCGTAACTAAAATAAGACTTACAACCGTTGGTTTGGTCGATGCAGGACGTTATCATTACGAAGTGTACGGACAAAACAGCAGCAGCAATATAGATCCAACCAATGCTTCCGTCGTTGGTTTGATTGAGAAAAGTTTAATGATTTTACAAGACGGAACAATTTTCTTTGACGTTTCTTCGCCAACGATTCCCGTTGACGTAATTTATACAGGTGCATAAAATGGAAAACAATATACAAGCAATAAATCTTTCAGCTTACGAACCAGTTGAAGCAATTGAAAAAGAGAATCGCGCGGGTTGGATTGACTACGGTTTCAACAACTTATTTCCACAGCACCTTATAACGCTTTACTACAACAGCCCTATTCATAACGCGTTGACGAACTCAATTGCTTACATGATTGAAGGCAAAGGAACGGGAACAATTCTCGACAACGCATTGCAAGGTATCGCGTTCGACTTAAAACTTCAAGGTTCGTTTTGTGCGGAAGTTATTTGGTCGTTGGACTTCACTCGCATTGTACAAATCAATCACTTGCCTTTTGAGAACTGCAGACTTGCATACGACAAAGACGAAGATGATATTACAGGAATTTTCTATTCAAAAGATTGGGCGAACACGCGAAGTAAAAAAGGTAAACCCGAATTTATTCCTGCGTTCAATCCTTCAATCGCGCAAGAACAACCGCGACAAGTTATCTACGCACACGGCATGATGGCTGGTTCTTCGTACTACGCAAAGCCTGACTACTTCGGTGCGTTGAACTACGTTGAGTTGTCTTATCAAATGGGAATGTACCACGTTAACAATATCTTGAACGGATTATTTCCTTCGTTCATTATTAACTTCTTGAACGGCATACCGCAGAAAGAAGAACGTGAAGCTATTCGTCGTGAGTGGGAAACAAGATTGAGCGGTGCAAGCAACGCTGGAAAATTCTTGATGACGTTCAACGAGGATCCTGCACGCGCTCCACAAATCGAATCTTTTCCTTTGTCGGACGCTGACAAGCAATATCAATTTTTATCAGAAGAAACAGCGAAGCAAATCATGGTAGGACACCGCGTTGTGTCGCCATTGATTCACGGCATACGCGACACGACAGGATTCGGTTCGAATAAAGACGAAATGGTTGTTGGTTTAGAGATATTTAACACGCAGGTTATTCGCCCTTATCAACGAATAATTGAAGAAGTCTTCACACCGATTTTAGGCGACGTAAATATACAGATGAACTCAGTATTTGAAGACGGTGTTGCAGTCGATTCTAACGCACCTATTGACGTTATAGACATACCTTCAACAGACGTGACAGAAACACCAACAGCATCGAGCGAAAAAGTTAGTGACGTAACATACAACGGAGCGCAAATCGCTTCCGCTTTGGAGATTGTCGCGGCGGTTGGTCTTGGAACATTAACGCAAGAACAAGCAATTGTTTTCTTGGTTCAGTTCTTAGGTCTTGACGTTGACGTTGCGAAGTCAATGTTTCAAACAGGCGGTGACGCAGTGGCTAAATTATCCGCTCAAAAAAAAAAAGTTGTAGCGAAGAAGAAGGTTGCGGTTGCTGAAAATAAAATAAGCAAAGAAGAAGGCGAAGCGTGGTTAAATTACCTACGCGAAAAGGCGGAATACGTCAACGAAGAAGAATGGCAATTGCTATCCGACGAAGAAGTAACCAATCCAGAAGGCGAAGAAAATTACCGCACCGAATTTATGAGTGTTCGCGGTTACGACAACCCAGACGAAGCGAGCAAAGAACTTGACACAGGTCTTTATAAAGTTCGCTATTATTACTCAAAGAATTTTACATACAAAGACGGTGAATTGGTAACGCGTGATTTCTGTCAAGAAATGGTTGCGCTATCAAAAGACGGAGCGTTATTCCGTTACGAAGACATTATAAAAATGGGTAAAAACCCCGACGTTAATGGACAGTTCGCACCTTCAGGAAGCAACACATATTCAATTTGGATTTTCAAGGGCGGTGTTTATTGTCGCCACGCGTGGTTTAGAAAAGTATTTGTACGCAAAAGAGAGAAAGGTCGCTTCCTTCCTAACGACGGATTGAAAAACGACCGAGTTGTAACAGGCGGTGTTGCAAATGAATTGTTTCCAAAAGGAATAGAAGCGGTTCGTCCTAACGATATGCCCAACAGAGCATCACTAAAAAACTAAAAAAAACATTATGGCACTACAACCCGAAGTTCTACTCATTGACGAAAACTACATAAAAAAATACAGTTGGATTAACGGCTCGGTTGATCCGTTACTTCTTTACCCTGCTATCTATTTGGCGCAGGACAAGTACGCACAATTGTATCTTGGAACTGACCTTTACAATCGCATTAAAGAAGACGTGGTGAACGACGATATTACAGGCGCATACGCAACCCTTCTTGACAATTACTTGCGTCGAATGATAATGTGGTGGACGATGTACGAAGTATTGCCTCATTTGTACGTTAAAACCGATAACGGAAGTCTTGTTATTCGCACAAGCGAAGACACTACACCAATCAGCCAAACCGACTTACAGAACTACCGCGACCAAGCGCGTCAACAAGCTATGTTTTACACTCAAAGAATGGTTGACTTTTTGTGTCAGAACTCAGCAGACTTTCCTGAGTACACGACGAACACAACAAATCAAATATGGTCGCAAACAAATGTATATCCGTCGAACGCTTTTGAGATTTCAAGTGGACGCGACAGAAGACCTTACGAATACAGAAGACCGGGACTTGGTTGGATTAGATAACTAAAATAAAACACATGGCTACAAGGGGTAGAAAGAAAGACATGGTAAAGCAAAAAATTTACGAAGAAAAGTTTCGTAAGTATTTAGTAAGAAAAGAAAAACAAATAAAGAAGTTGTCGAATGAAAGTTAACGCTGAAGGTTACGCACTTATAAAGAAGTTTGAAGGTTGTCGATTGAAGGCTTATAAGTGTCCTGCTAACGTGTGGACGATTGGTTTCGGAAATACCTTTTACGAGAATGGAGATAAGGTGAAAGACGGCGACGTAATCACGCAACAACGCGCGGACGAATTAGCGAAGTTTATAATTGACCAGTTCGCCGTTTCGATTGCACCGTTCATTTTACAACCGCTAAACGACAATCAATTTAGCGCGTGTGTTTCGTTAGCGTACAACATCGGAACAGGTGGGTTCAAACGTTCGTCGGTGTTCAAGAAACTAAACGTCAATCCTAACGACGCAACCATTGCCGATTCGTTTCGTCTGTGGAACAAAGGAGGTGGGAAAGTTCTTGCAGGATTAGTGAAGCGTCGTGAAGCTGAGATACAACTATACTTTAAAGCATAACGAAAATTATATTTTAACGTGAACACAGAAACTGAAATCGCTTTGATACACGAACAACTTCAAGGAATGGACAAGAAGATTGACCGCATTTACAACGTGTTAATCGGTGACGACCAGATGAAAATTGAAGGTCTTGTTAGCAAGGTTCAGAAGCACGACAAGTATATTCAGAACCAACGTCTTCAAGTCGCTCGATTGAGTGGTATTGCAACCGCTGCTGGTGTTATTGGTGGGTTAATCGTTCAGTTCATTGTCAAAGTTTTATGAAGGAGAAACTTAAACTTTGGGTTAAGGAATTAGTATCAAGTTCAACGAAAGTTTCAAGTAAAAGAATAATTGCTATATTTGTTGTCATTAACTTAATCATTTTCAGTTATGTTGCAACTTTTACGACCTACATTATTCCGATTGCGATGTTCGACACGCTCGCGTTGTTAAGTGGTGGTTTGTTTGGAGGAACAGTAATTGAACGATTCACAAACCAAAAATCAAATGGCGGGACAAGTCAAGACAATAGCGAGAACAACAGCTGAAGAAATTTGCTCACGCTTTCCTGAAACACCTTCGCTAACTCTTGCGAAGAAATTGTTTGCTGAATATCCTGAAATTTATAACGACATCGAACACGCAAGAACAAACGTGCGAATGATTCGAGGTAAGATTGGAGTGAAGAATAAAAAAGAATTAGCAGATAAATCTTTGGTTGAAGAAAAACCACGATCACTCAACCCATTTGCACTACCGAAATCATATGCTAAAAAACGCAGACACGTTGAAGTCAAAGGAACGAAGTTCTTAATCCTTTGTGATTTACACTTTCCTTACCAAGACAACGAAGCTATTGAGTGCGCTATAAATGAAGGAATAAAACAGGGGTGTGATTCAATCATCTTGAACGGCGACGCTCTCGATTGTCACATGATTTCAGACTTTGTCAAGGATCCGCGCAAACGTAAATTCAAAGACGAACTTTATTCTATTCGTCAATTCCTTGCGTCGCTTCGTCACACTTTCCCGAACGCAAACATTTACTACAAAGAAGGCAACCACGAAGAACGCTACTGGCGTTACATGAGAATTAAAGCGCCTGAGTTGTTCGACATCGACGCGTTCGACTTTCCAACGCTTACGCATTGCGACAAGCACGACGTGAAATGGATTGACGGAAAGAGCAAACTGAATATCGGTAAACTTTCAATCTTTCACGGACACGAATTTGGAAAGCAATTCCTTCCGTCTGTCAACGTGGCGCGTGGTTTATTTATGAAGACAAAAGTAAGCGCGCTTTGCGGACACCACCACCAAACAGCAGAACACAACGAACGCGACGCGAATGGAAAGTTTATAACGTGTTGGGGTGTTGGTTGTTTGAGCGAGCTTAGTCCCGACTACAATCCGTACTCAAAATATAATCATGGGTTTGCTATTGTGAGTAAAGGAAAAAATGGTTACTTTAGCGTCAACAATTACCGCATACACGAAGGTAATATTTTATAAACCTAAAAAAAACAACTATGATTATTGCAATTATTTTTCTTTTCAGCGCGCTAGTTAGCGTGTTGTGGGTTCGAGGCATCGACAAGATGGCTAGCGAACACCCAGACTACGACGGAACTGACTTTATCTAAACGCACAATGGACGAAAGAGAATACCAACCCGACGCAGTTATTGTTATAATTGCAACATCTGTTTTTTGGATGCTTGTTTATTTAGCTTTTTGGAACTTCAACCCGAAGATTCAGACCGAAATACAGATACAAAAACAAGACAGTATCATTTATTACAACAGCGGGGAATACGACCGCCTGTTACAGGAAGAAATTGATTTATACGGAACATACAGAAGATATGAAGACGCTCAAGCTACAGCCAAAACCGCCTATAAAAGAACTCGTGATACTATTGTTGTTCGAGATACTATTACTCGCGTTGATGTGGTGCGTTTGGTGAACTCATGCGACAGCGTTATTGCTTCCGATTCGCTTGTAATCGACAACCTGCAAGAACAAATAAACATCAAGGACGAAAAGACGAACAACTTAGAAGAAACGGTTGTTGCTTATGAACAAAAAACTAACTTGTTGAGCGAACAAATTAACACTTTGGATGCTGATAAAAAGAAATTGGAGAAACAAAAAAAGCGCAGAAACCACGCTTTAGTTTTTAGTTCGTCCGTCGCTATTTTGTCGACGTTTGTTCTTGCAATTTTACTTTAGATTCTGGAATATAAAACTTCATTGAGAACTGGATTGCTTCGCTCAAGAAAGTGTTGCGACTATTCTCACCGCGTTTTTCGTCTATCTCGTTCCAAAGGTCTTTGTGAAGATACACGCAGATTCCTTTCTTAGTTTTGCTCTCTGCCATTTTATTTAATTTTAATTTTCTTCAACAATTTCAATTGAAATAGCTGGTGTACATTCGTTTGTAAAAACATAATATCCATCACTGCGAGAACATAATCTAAATTTTTCAGCGTAATCTTTCAATATATTTTTCGCTTTTGTTTTAGAATTAAAACGCTCGTAATATGTAAGCACTCCATTCGCACGATATATTACTTTGTAAATTACATTACTCATTTTCATTCGGTTTAGACATCATTGAACCAATCATAAGCGCAAGATATATTTTCTCTTTCGCGTTCAAGTCTTTGCGCTGTGAAAGTTCAAGCAATATGTCGCCTAAGATTTTACCTTGTTGGAAGTAGGTTGCTATTGAATTAACGATTTCTCGTTCGCGCTCGTATGTCATTTTGAGCGTTTCGTAAAGTGGTGTGTTTTTCATTATGCTAAATTATTAAATTGTTTTTATCCTACAACGTATTGTCCATAACTTGGGTTGAGTTCGAAATACATTCTCATCATTATTGCGTCTGCAACGTCGGGAGAAATACCTTCGCGGTTCTTGATAACGTCTTTCGGTGTTACTTGCAACTTACCGTCCACGTCCGCGCGGTGTCGCTTAATCATTTCAAGCTCACGCACGATTTGTTCTTTGCGCGTACTGGATAGAATCGTTACCTTGTTTTCTTCAACGTATTGCGCCAACTTATAGTAACATTCGCTTTTCAGATTTTGGTATTGCGGATGCTTTGGTTTAGATCCGTTTTGAAATCCGACGCACTTCAAATAATCAACCGCTCCCGCGCCAATTCCATCCTCATCCGCGATAACATTTTGCAGAAGAATTGAGTGGTCTTTCATTACAACGCGAATCTTGTTCACGACTTCGTCAATGGCTGCACGATTAAGTTCGATTATGTCGATGATAGTTAGACCTTCCCAAACGCAGATAATCGTTCTGTCCTTCCCAAAACGCGCTATGTCGGCTGTGATATATTTCTTTCCTTCATTGATTACTTCGTTCCTAAACATTCGAAGAAGATTCTCCGTTTGAAACAACTTGTCTGAATCGTCGTCGAACTCCCAGTTACCTTCAAGCAAACGTTTGCGGTCGTATTCAGGAAGTCTTCGTAACGATTCAATGTAAGCCACAGGTAAGAACGGATTGTCCTGCGGTAACGCTTGCACGAAGGCGCGGTGTGAAGGTAATTCGTTCCTGTTGTTCTTCATGTAAAACTCGTTGTACAACCAACCCTTCGCAGGATTGCACGATAAGAAACCTTTGGGAATAAGATTGAACTCGTTCAACTTGTAACGACAACGCGAATGAACGATGCTGACCGCCTTTTCTGTTACTTCGGAACACTCGTCAATGAAGTAGTCTGTGATTTCTAACGATCCGAGTGAATTGAAATTTACATCGGACGGATAAGCGAATAAGTCTTTCAAAACTATTTCGCTTCCGTTAAAAAACTTAATCA